AATTAGACCCTATGGCACTCGTACCAATCAAAATCCCTGCTGGCGTATACCGTAACGGTACTGAGTACCAGTCTGCGGGACGCTGGTACGACTCAAACCTTGTGCGTTGGTTTGAGAACACACTCAGACCTTGGGGTGGGTGGCGTAAGCGCTCAACCTCTCAGATGACTGGCGTCAGTCGTGGAATGCTGACTTGGCGTGATAACTCCAATCTTCGTTGGATCGCTGCTGGCACGCCTACGAATCTCTACGCCATGAATGAGGCGGGAACTCTCAAGGACATCACGCCTACAACCTTCACGACTGGCGCAACAGACGCAAGTTTAAAAACGGGTTATGGCTACGGCAATTACGGCTCTTATTCCTACGGTGTGGCGCGTCCAGACTTAGGCGACATCATTCCAGCAACCACTTGGACGATGGATTCATGGGGCGAATACTTGGTTGCGTGCTCTAGCAAGGACGGTCAACTCTTGGAGTGGCAACTAGGATTTACCACACCAACAAAGGCTGTGGCGATTACTAATGCACAAACGAGCTGTGCAGCCGTGATGACGACAGCAGAAAGATTTGTCTTTGCTCTTGGCGCATCAGGCAATCCACGCAAGGTCTCTTGGTGTGATCAAGAAAACAACACCGTTTGGACACCATCGGCTACCAATCAGGCTGGTGACTTTGAACTCAACTCAGTAGGCTCTTTGAAGTGCGGTAAGCGCGTCAGGGGTATCAATCTTCTGTTTACCGATGTCGATGTCCACGCTGCTACCTATATTGGTCTGCCTTATGTGTACTCCTTTGAGAAGGCAGGATCAGGCTGTGGCGTGATCTCCTCTCAGGCAGTAGCAGCCATTGACACGGCAGCCATCTGGATGTCTAAGTCAGGCTTCTGGGTGTATGACGGCTATGTCAAGCCCTTGGTGTCGGATGTTGGCGACTACATCTTCCAGAATATCAACTACAACCAAGCCTCCAAGGTCTACGCTGTCCACAATAGTAAGTATGGCGAGATCATCTGGTTTTACCTTGTAGCGGAATGATGGGGATAAGTGGTTGTGGTCCAGTAGGCGCTGCTTGAGGTGCGCCAGCACCACCAGTAGGTGCAACGGCACTAGGTGCGCCACTAGGTGCTGGAGCGCCAGCAGGACGAGGAGCGCCGCCTACACCGCCACCACCGCCAACTTGGAAGTAACCACCAGCCTCTGCACCACCAACAATTTGAGGTGCAAGAGTTTGTGTATATGTCTCACCACCTTTAAGTTGAGACTTATCAATGGCAACAGTACGACCACCAAGGTTTTGCAATACAACATCACGCTTTGGACCAAATCCTTCAACGGTTCTAATAGTTCCATCTTTCATTTGCTGAACTAGCAAAGGCTTGCCAGTTGTGTCTGTAACCTCAAATGGAGAACCTGTAACTTCAGAGCGTGGCTTGATCTGATACGCCATGTCTTGATAACGCTTGGCTTCTTCACCCTTACCAGAAGCAGCATATATGTCTGCTAACTTCATGTACTGATTGAACTTAATGTCTTCTGGCTTTGTGCCCTCTGGAGGAGCTTCACCACCAAGCAAAGTTTGCGCAGTAAGTCTTTGCAAATCCATTGCTCTTTTAGCTTCTTGGAGTTTTTGACCAGTCATCAAATTCTGTATAGCACCTTGCTGTGCTTGCTGATAGCCCTGAGAACCCGCTTGCAGAGCACCGCCAAGTGCTTGACCTAAAGAGATAGGGGTACGGCTTGGACCGCCAGCAGATAGCAAGGCTGCTGCTGCTTGTAGCATTGCCTGATTGCTAATAGCCTGTTGCTGTCCAGCGCTCAAATAGTCCTCAAGTCCAGTACCGCCACCACCAAAGAGTAAACCGCTAAAGTCTTGTGTTGCCATCATTTACCCCTTACATGAAACCAAGCAAACCGCCAATGCCAGCACCATATGCTGCGTACTCTGGATTCTTTTCACCACCAATTAAAGAACCTAACTTAGCGCCACCCAATGCGCCACCAAGCGCTGATGTGGCTTGGTTTGTGTAAAGTGGTGCTGACTGCGTTCCAGCCGACGGCTGAAGGCTTAATGCACCCTGAGACACACCAAGTCTTTCAAGTCCTAAGTTGCGAGCTGCATCGAGCTTAGATTGCTCATACTGCTGACGCAATGCCTCTTGTGAGAGACCAAGGTTTTGAGCCTGAGTGAAACCACCTTGGCGAAGTTGAGCCACAGCATTAGTCGCATTGCGTAGTGCTGCCTCATCAACCAATGATCTGGTTACGCCTTGGCGTGAACCACCAAAGGCTTTAGCTGCTGTGGCTGCTGCGCCTTCAGCCGATATTTGACCTTGACGAGCACGCTCGATGTCTCCAAGAGTTCCTTGGATGACTTCTTGCTCGTAAGGGTTCATGTACTTCTGAACCATACCAAGGTTGTACTCAGCATAAGGAGCAAACTCTCTAGTGCCTAAGCCAGCAGCAGTTGCTCTGGCTTCTTCTAGGTTGCGTAGATATGCAGCCTTGACATCTGGGTCAATGCTAGTCGTTGCGGTGCTCGATGATGGTGTACTTCCACCTAAAGCCTTAGCAGCCAAACCAGCACCAGCCAACGCTAAAGGTGCGTTAGCAGAAGCCCAATCCATTGCGCCACCAATTAAACCCTTAGACGCTGCTTGCTCTTTAGCTATCATTTCAGCCGTCTGCTGTGCAGTCATATTTCCAGCATTAGCAGCATTTGCAATAGTATTTGCATTAGATATTGCACTTACTTCTGGGGGAATGGCTGGTAAAGTAAAACCAGCACCGCCACCACCACCACCCATAGCAAGATCGGTAGCTGTTAAAGCTGCTTCTGTTGCACCAATAGTAGGAGCTGTACCAGCAAGTGAACCACCACCAATAGCAAGATCAGTAGCTGTTAAAGCACCTGTGCCTGTGGCAGCACCAGTCCCCATTACATATGGCGCAGCTAAATAAGCGCCACCAGCAAGTAGTGCTGCTTTACCAAGATCGGTATTAAGAACCTCGTCGTCAATGCTTGCGCCTAAGTCGCTAATACCACCGACTACATCTCCAACTACTCCACCCATATCATCTCCCTTGTCACACCTTGTTGGTGTAGATAAAAGCCTTCGATCCGTCTAATAGTGATATTTGACATTTCTCAGACCAGCCAAATGACTTGGCAAATCTTGCAAGTTTGATGTCATCCTCGCGTATCAGCGCGACGATAGGCTTCCCAATTAAATCCTCTAAAAGAGCAAAGTCCCTCTGGCAACCCTTTTTGACTTCAGCCGACCATCTCTTGATGTCGATGTGAAACCACAAATTACCCCTAAAGAACTCCAAGTAAAAGGTGTAATCCTCTCGGATACACACAGGTACTTTTCCAGCCCTTAATTCTTGACTCAATTCTAAGTCACCGCTTACCCATTGCGACAACATCAAATCGGTTCACGCCTACACGCCAGTCATCTGAGACATTTCCTGTGTAGCGTACCTTGACCTGTCTTGCTGCAAATCTGACATCTGTTGGTTGCGATGCTGTATATGGTCCGTAAGTCGTCTCAGTAGAAGTCGGATACATCCGAGTCTTGAAGGAAACAACGACTTCACCCAAGGTCTGCTCGTCAGGTATGACGCGACGCACAGACATAATGTTCTCACCAGCGCCAATCTCATAAGGACCAGACTCAGCGAATGGCGTAGAGCCGTCATAAGAGAAGCCGACTTCGTGCTCGTAGATGTAACCATCTGACGAAATCATCAAAGGATTGACAAATACACCCCTGTCAGTTCCAGCAGTACGAGACAAAGAGCCAATAGCCCAATGCCCTTCGCGGTAGTTGTAGACGACATAGGAGTCGTTCTCATTGCTGGCGCTAGAAGGGTAAAACCAGATGATCTCGCCATACTTGCTGTTGTGTACTGCGTAGACCTTGCTTGACTGGTTGTAGTTGATGTTCTGGAAGATGTAGTCGCCAACATCCGACACCAAGGGCTTGACATAGCCGTCATACACCCAGAAGCCTGACTTAGACATCCAAATGGCTGCGGTGTCAATGGCTGCGACAGCCTGAGAGCTGATCACGCCACAGCCTGATCCAGCCTTCTCAAATGAGTAGACATA